ACGTTTAAGTCTTGTCCTATAGTGACATCATCAGGTAGGCCCACTGTTACGGCTGCTGTTTCGCTACCTGAGCCGCTTACCTCTATCTCATTAGATGTCCCCGCCACTGTGGCAACATAACTGCCGGACGTTTTTGCGCCGAGCGTTACGGCGTTGTTTAGTATTTTGTCTGTGGTAATCGCGTCATCAGTAATATCCAGGGTTACGCCTGCATTTTCAGAACCACTGTTGGCAACGGTAATAGATGAATTGCCAGCATCAGCGATTGTCGCCACATAATTCCCTGTCGTGTCTGTGGCTAGGGCTACTGAGTTTGGCTGGACAGTTAGCGCTATAGAAGTATTGCCTAGATCTGTCATGGTTCCTGAACCAGCAACATCTCCAGTAAACGTCAACGTGGGATCATTAACATTGAAATCCAATGTGCCATCGCTGTCCTCATAGGCAACCGATATACCGCTTTCAGTATTAGAGCCAACCATCGCACCAACAATGTCTTGAATACGTTCTGCGTTAACAGTGACCGCCCCACTGCTAACCGTGAAGTCCGTTGAATTAAACGAAGCGACCCCTTTATTGCTATCCGTGGCATCCTCAGCAGAGATGGTTATAGCGGCTGTTTCTGATCCACTACCACTAACGTCTATTCCTTCTCCTGCCGCAACCGTCGCTATATAGTTGCCTGTGGTATCGGTACCCAGCGCAATGGAATTGGCTTGTATGGTGGTGGATATAGTGACGTTTCCAAGGTTCGTCATGGTGGCTGAACCAGCAACATCTCCTGAGAGTGTTATGACCGGATCGGCTACATCAAAATCTATAGTCCCGTCTGAGTCTTGGTAGGTTACGGTGATGCCAGACTCGGTGTTTGAGCTGAACATAGCTCCTACTAAGTCTTGGACATATTCAGCATTTAAGGCCACCGTCACAGCAGCCGTTTCTGATCCGCTATTTGCTACATCTATACCCGCATTTGCAGCGGCAAGAGTCGCTAGATAATTGCCTGTGGTGTCAGTTCCAAGTGCTACAGAGTTAGGCTGAATGGTTAGAGCAATACTGGTATTGCCCAGGTTGGTCATAGTTCCAGAACCCGTTACATCTCCCGTATAACTTAGGACTGGATCACTAACATCAAAATCTAACGTACCATCCGAATCCTGGTAAGTAATAGTAATGCCTGATTCTGTATTGCCTGATACCATCGCACCAACAACATCCTGAATCCGCTCTGCCTGTAAGCTAACCGCTCCAGAAGAAACAGAGAAATCAGTAGCGTTGAAGCTAGCAACACCCTTATTACTGTCTGTTGCATCTTCTGCGCTGATCGTGACTCCTGCGGTTTCTGATCCACTGCCTGATACATCAATGCCTTCTCCTGCTGCTATGGTGGCTACATAGTCACCCGTAGTGTCTGTGCCGAGGGTTACTGCATTAGCAACAATCGTTGCTGTGAGCGTTCCATTAGCCAGGTTAGTTAAGGTGACCGCGCCACTGAGATCCCCAGCAAGTGTAATCACAGGGGATTTATTAATAGTGACGGCAGAGCTTATATCCCCGCCATTTATATCTGGTGTGGTAATTACTGGTGATGTTAGCGTCTTATTAGTCAGGTTCTGCACACCCGTTAAGGTGGCAACAGTAGCGTCTATATTAATAGTAAGGGAGTTACCGCTGCCTACAGAATCAAGCCCCGTACCACCAGCAATGGTTAAGGTTTCACTATCTAAATCTATTGCTAACGCGCCCCCTGAGTCCCCTTGGAAATCAAGGTCTTGAGCCGTTACTGCTGTGTCTACATAACTCTTAATTGATTGCTGTGTGGCTAATGCTTGGTTTGAATTGGTGCCGAGGTTGTCCTCATCTAATATGGTGTTAGCTACAACACCACTACCATTTAATTGTAAGTTATATATTGAAGCCGTTAATGTTTGTGCTGCTGTTGCTCCTGAGTTGAGCCATACGTCGCTAACGTTGTCATAGATTAAGAGATCACCCCCATCGCTACCTGCTAGAGTAAAGCCTACCGATTTGCCTCCTATGGTATTTGGCCCGGCCAGCCCTTGGGTTCCTGCTGTAATAACACTAATCGTCGTGCCATCTGCTACCGTAACCTTGTTCAGGGTGTCTGTGTTAGCTACTGCAATCTTAGCAACCATTACCTGCTTACTCCTCTCCTAACACTAAATGTTCCTTCCAGGATTCTATAAACATTGCCAGAGGTATTGCCTATTTCTAGGTCATAGACACCATCCGTCGCGGCCATATTGCCCGTGTCGGTTGAACTTATTGTTAAAGTTACTGTTCCGGCTGAACCGCCGAAGGCCATACGACCATTCGCTATGGTCAATGTGATTACTTCTGTGGAAGAATCTATATCTGATCTAAGATCCATCTCCCCGGTATTATACCCGGTGAGATCTATTAAGGTGTCATTAACGTCTTTTAAAGTGAGCGTTTTAGAAAATGTGGCTCCCTGTTCTATGATAAAATGATGGAATCCTGCACTCATTTAGTATCCCTATATTTTGCATGGTATCTACCATCTTATAAGCATCTGCTAAGTTAATATACCCATATCAGGTAAAAGTACTGGCCTGTGATTCCATTGCCATGGCATAAATATCCTTGGACGCCGACACCAGAAACATATGCCAGCCCCTGTCCTTCACCTCATCAGCAGCATCCAGGCCCTGCAGTTCTGTCTTGGCCTCTTCCAGGATTTCATCCAGCCGGACATGCAGTACATCTGCAACTGCCCGGCCCGTTCTCAATTTATGCATCATGCCAAGCTACCAAACAGCAGTGGCTGGTGCTCTGTTGATCTGCACCTGGCGAACGCCTACGCATCCCCCCCATTACCAACATCAGAACTAGGATTTCTTCTGCGTGGATTTGTTTTTAGAACCCGGCGATCTTTTATGCTTAGGCGCGGCTTTCTTAGCCTTTGGCTTAGGAGCCTTTCCCCCCTCATACGCTTCATTCACATCTGGCGTATCAGGGTCATCAGCAACGTAATGTCCTTTATCATTTCTGGCTCTTTCAGGATCATCGTCCACAGTCTCAACCGGCTCGGGTGAACCCGTTTCTTCTGGGGCATCAATCTTAACTTCAATCGCCCATCCGTTTGCAGAAAATGCGCCCATCATTTCTTTTTGCCAGGGCTCTTTCGCATCAACAATTTCATCAAGCCCATAGAGCTTTGTTTCTGTGCCTAATTCATTACTGGCCCCTGCCTTGGGGATCACAATTTTATATTTCGCCATATAATTTCTCGTTTAAATACTTGGGGGGCAGTTGCCCGCCCCCCGAGTACGGTTAAACACTAGACGAGCTATCAGCGTCGGTATTATGACGAGCCGAGCCTTTTATCACAGTTGCAGACACTGGCGTACCAGTCCCATGCGTACCTGAGAAATCAGCTACTACTCGGATATACCGCTCACCACCAACATAACCTATAGAGGTTTCTGCCGGGGTCTCTGCGTCAGCATCCAATGTTAAGAAGATACCAGTGGCAGTAACCGTCCCATCGGTCACAGCGTTAGCGCTGCTCACGGCGGTAAAGGTTGAATTGTCACTACTCTCTTCAAGTTTAAAGTCAATCTTATTGGTGGTAGAAAGCGTAATGCCTTCTATTCCAGAACTGACTAGAACCGTCGCACTTTCAAAGCCCTGCAAGTCAACTCCGCTACCATTGGTATCGGAAGCTGCTACAACAGGCGCAATGGAAGCTACGGCGGATATGCTATTCGCTAAATCTTTCATTTCGTTCCTCCTGTTATGCTGAGACTTTCTGTTTAACGATTGCTTCGGCTTGTACTATTTGACCCCCCACTCTACGACGAGCAATGTATCTAACATTGCCTGATGTAGCTTGAGTATATACGTCTCTTAATACGGCCAACTGCACTCTGTCTACGATCATGTATGCCCTACGGAAGTCACCGAAAGCAACCGGGTAAGCATTAGCTGCTACATCCGGCATATCGGTAACTTCAATGTAAGGCGATCCAAGAACCGTGTTTGGTACACCAGCTTGCAGGCTCATGCCAGTCTGGAACACATATTGTCCAGCCGTGTCTTTTAGCTTCCTGATGGCCGCTAAAGTCGTACGGTTGAATAAGAATGTTCCATTCCTACCATATTCACTTTTTATGCTGTGTACTAACGTGATTAATCCATCTGCTGTCAGCGTTGATGCGTGTCCTGAATTGGATTCTCCTACGTCGCCATTGGTCATAATGCCCTCAGGCTTACCGACGGAGTTTCCAGACACAAACGCTGTGCCTTCTGCTTTCGCGAATTGCTCCGAGAATTCAGATTGCATTTCAGCCTCAAGATCAAAGACAGTGTCTTCCAGGTCTTGTTCAGAGATATCAACCATGGCGTAATGCTCATGGCAGGGAATCTCTTCTAGGCCCACGTTGTAACCTGTAGTTTCACTTCTTGTTCCGCTTTCAGCGACCCAAGCAGCACTAAACGTACTGGTTCTTTTTGGAACCTGAACTGACCTTTGACCCGTGCTACGGATTCTAGCAACACTTCTGATCGGTGAAATT